AGAGATGAGCAAAAAAACACAGTCTTTACTTTTACACCTACTAGCGTATATCCAAATGTTTTTGATTTGGTTTATATAGATTGTAATTTGACTTGTTTATACGAGGGAGGATTCTTTGAATTAAGCGTATTAAATGCTTCAAGTGATATCTTATATAAGGACAAACTATTTTCTACCAACCAGAGTGCTGAAAACTACTCTATAAACAATGGTAATTTTATTACTCTGAATACAAATAATAACGATTACATCGTAATTCAATAATATGAGAAAAAAAGCAGAAATAAAACCTAAAAATACTGGTATCGGAGTAGTTAGTTTGGCTACATATACGAGTCCTAGAATTACGGAAGTTAGAAACCAAGAATGGGTGTCTTATGGAGACGATAATAATTACTTCGGATACATTCAAGACCGTATAAATGGAAGTCCAACTAATAATGCTATTATAAACGGAATTAGTCAAATGATATTCGGGCAAGGATTAGACGCTAGTGATGCTCAAATTAAACCAGAGGACTTTGCACAAGCTATGTTATTATTTGATAACGATACTACCGAGAGACTTTGCTATGATTTAAAAGCGATGGGCCAGTGTGCTATACAAGTCGTTTATTCTTTAGACAGAACTAGAATAGTAGAATGTAACCATTGGCCTATTGAAACTTTGCGTAGTGGTAAATGTAACGAAGAGGGAGAAGTAGAGTTTTATTTTTATGCTGACGATTGGACAAAGATAACTAGACAAAATCCAGCAACTCCAATACCAGCATTTGGCACAAGTCAAGAGAGCGAAGAGATATTATATATTAAACCCTATAAAACTGGATTTTACTTTTATAGTCCACCAGATTGGCAAGGTTGTTTACAATATTGTGAAATCGAGGAGGAGGTTTCTAATTATCATTTAAACAATATTTTGAATGGTATGACCCCGAGCCTTCTTTTAAATTTCAATAACGGAACTCCTACACAGGACGAGCAAAGAGATATAGAAAGAGCAATAACACAAAAATTCTCTGGTACTTCAAATGCTGGTAAATTTATTTTAGCTTTTAATGACGATGTAAATACTGCTGCAACTGTAACTACAGTTCAGTTAAGCGATGCTCACAATCAATATCAATTTATTGCTGACGAAAGTATGCGTAAAATAATGGTTTCGCATAGAGTTATAAGTCCTTTGTTATTAGGTATTAAAGACAATACTGGTTTTGGTAACAATGCAGACGAATTACAGACCGCTACAATCTTAATGCAAAACACAGTTATAAAACCATTCCAAAACTTACTTATAAAAGAGTTCAATAATATACTAGCTTATAATAGTATTACTTTAGAGTTATTTTTCAAAACATTACAACCTTTAGACGCAGTAAATGACTTAACTATTACTGAGAAATCAAACACTATTATAGACGGTATAAACTCACTGAGTCCATTGGTAGCAAACAAGGTACTAGAAAGTATGACCGCAGACGAAATTAGGTCTCTAGTAGGCTTAAAATCATCAATACAACAAGTAGCACCACTAGAAACATTATCTAGTGTAGATTTATCAGAGTTTGGAGAGGAAATAGACCTAGATAAATATGAACTTATTGACTCAAGAGCAGTAGATTATGAGCAAGAGGATAAATTAGACAGTCAATTAAGCGTACATTTAAGTACTGGAAGTGCTTATGGAAACGCAAAGAGTGAGGAAGATAGTCCTATTTACAAAGTTCGTTATAGATATGGAGGCAATCCTAGTCCAGAAAGAAAGTTTTGCAAAGAAATGATGTCTGCAAATAAGATATATCGTAAAGAGGATATAAATAGAATGAGTACTATGACAGTAAATCCAGGCTTTGGAATGAGTCCTAATCCAAATGAGCCTTATGATGTGTTTCTTTGGAAGGGAGGAGGCTTACTTTCTGAGGAATTTCCTAACGGAACTTGCCGCCATTACTGGATTAGAGAAACTTACGCGAGTAAAGACAGAAGTACAAAAGTAGACGTATATAGTCCAAATGCAGAAATAGTTAGTCCGACAAAATCTATTGCAGAAAATGGATTTATACCTAAAGTAAACGACCAAAGAGCATATATCGCTCCACACGATATGAAATAATATATGGCTACAACTTTATTCATAACACAAACAGACTTAAAAGCAAATACTATCCTTAATGGAAATGTAGATGCTGACTTGTTTATGCAGTTTATTAAAATTGCACAACAAATGCACGTACAGAATTATATAGGTACAAAATTATACGATGCTATTACTACTAAAATAAATGCCTCTACATTAAGTGGAGATTATTTAAACTTGGTAAAGGATTACGTTCAACCTATGCTTATTCATTTTGCTATGGTTGACTATTTGCCTTTTGCAAACTACCAAATACGTAATGGAGGAGTATTTAAACATCGTAGTGAAAACTCTGAAACACCAAGCAAAGAGGAGTTAGATATATTAGTCCAAAAGCATAGAACATTTGCAGACTTTTACGCTACTAGGTTTATAGATTATATGGGTGTAAATGCAGCCGCTAAATTTCCAGAATACTGGACCAATAAAGATAGCGATATGTACCCAGACCAAAAAGCTAATCCTTGCAACTGGCTACTATGAAAGAGACAAAAAAAAAGTTTATCGCATATAAGATAAAGAAAGAAAATTTACAGAAAGTAAAGCAATACTTAAGCAAACAAATCAATAAGAAATGAGTTATAATTTTACACATATTAAAGGAGATACATTCGAGGCGGTTAATTTTGCTTTGCTTAAAAATAATGTAGTTATAAACCTTACAGGTGCAACAATTAGAATGCAGTTGAGAAGCGAATGCGGTAGTTTAATTGCATTATCTTTAACATCTGTGGCTAGTGCTGGAATTACAATTACTAACGCTGCTGGAGGCTTATTTAAGATAAACAAACAAATCATAAACATAGCATCTGGAAATTACTTATATGATTTAGAAATAGTATTTGCAGATACAACTGTAAAGACTTGGTTAAGTGGAGAATTTTTAATCGAATGTGATATAACTAGATAAGATGCCAGATACAATAGACATAAATATTAGTCCAGTAATTGAAACGGTTGCATTAACTATACAACCTAACTTAACTACTATAAATGTAAACACAATTACAGGAGGTGGAGGTGCGGTTACCTCTGTTAATACTTTAGTAGGAGATGTAGTTTTAACACAAGATACTGTATTAGATGGAAGTACTTTTAAACAATATTCATTAACTGAAAAAAACAAACTTGCCGGAATAGCTGCTGGAGCAGAAGTAAACGTAAATGCAGATTGGAATGCTACTACTGGCGATGCTCAAATATTAAACAAACCAGCTATTCCAGATGTATCTACTTTAGTTCCTTACACAGGAGCTACACAAGATGTTAATTTAGGAGAGTTTGGATTACTAACCGGCAATTTAGAATTTGACAATACACCAACTAATATACCGACCGCTGCTGGGTCTATGTATTATAACGATACGGATGGTACTTTAGACTTAAAACTAAAAGGCGGGAATGTAACTTTACAAATCGGGCAAGAACAAGTAGTAAGAGTAGTAAATAAAACTGCGACAAATATAAATTTATTAGAGGCTAACTATCAAGCGGTCAGAGTTACTGGAGCACAAGGTCAAAGACTAAAAGTAGATTTAGCACAAGCAACAACAGATGCATTAAGTGCTGAGACTATTGGTTTAGTAACAGAAACTATAAACAACAATCAAGAGGGATTTGTAACTACTAGCGGATTGGTTAGAAACATTAATACAACTGGAAGTTTACAAGGAGAAACTTGGGCAGATGGAGATGTATTATATTTAAGTCCAACAACTGCTGGAAATGTAACAAAAGTTAAACCAACTGGAGCAAATCATTTAATAGTAATTGGTTATGTTATTCATTCACACGCAACACAAGGAACTATATTTGTTAAAGTAGATAACGGTTATGAGTTAGACGAATTGCATAACGTATATATTACAAGTGCAGCTAATAATCAATTATTAGTTTATGAAAGTTCGACATTACTTTGGAAAAATAAAACTTTAAATCAAATAGTTTCTGAAAGGAGAAACGCAAATAATTCAGCAAACAATAACATTAACTATTGTGGAACTGCTCCAAACGGAAGTGCAGAAGCTACAGCAGTATGGACTATAAAAAGATTAACAATAACTGCAAGTGGCTCAATTACAATAGCAACTGCTACTAACGTAGCTTGGACAAATAGAGAATCAGCAACATATATATAAATAGAAATTATGCCAATTACAAGTACAAACCCAATTGAAGTAGATGGAATTGTTTATCCATACTTTTTAGTAAATTTAGCAATATCGCCATTAGTTAAGCCAACTGATATAGGTGCAAGTGTAGCTATGAGATTAACACCTTATAGATTATTAGAGGATGGCAGTTCAGTAAGTTTGCCAGATAATTCTATTCCTATAACTTATATGGATGTTTTTGATAGCGGAGATACAGATGCTATAAATGCAGCAGCTACAATTATGGGTGCTTTGCAGACATTTATTAACGATAAAAATATTTAATTATGGCTTTTAGATATGCAGTAGCAACTGGTAACTGGAGTAATACTGCTACTTGGGATGGTGGTACATTACCAACCGCAGCAGACGATGTATTTTCAAATGGTTTTACAGTAACTATAAATGGAACTTTTACAGTATTATCAATTAGAAATACATTAAATGCAGCAGCTCCTATTATTGCAGCCGGCGGACAATTTATTTATGCAAATGGTGGTAATTTAACTTGTACTGCTTCACCCGCTATTGTTGTAGGCTCAACTACTCCTACTTTAGAAATGACTTTAGCAAGTGGTAATACTGCTACTTTTAACGGTAGTGTATTGACAATGACAAGTACTAACAATTAT